TGGTTTTCCATAAATAAAAAAAGTCCCGCACAGACTTGCGTCTGTACGGGACTTCTGATTTTAGATTATTCCCGGCCTTAGTTGGCGATGATTAACGCTTGCGCGGTTTTCATCTTATAAAATATTGGATCTATTTATAAGTTACCACTATTTTAGTTTTTTACCAAATATTTTTTATTTATTTTGTCAAGGTATTTTTTTGGGAGAATGTCTTAATAAAATTATTTCCTTTGTAACTAAATAAAACTTGCACGACCGGCATCATGCCGTCATAAAAATTAAGCGTAATATTCCCCACATGCCGTTCATTACGCATCTGGCGGACAAGATTCACTAGCGCTAATTCTTCATCGTTTAGTTTTTCCATGTTACATACTCATCAATTTGTTGATATCTTTAGTTCCGTCGACACCAAAAGCATCAACCAATTTATCTATAAACGGGTTCTTATTGTAGGGATCAGATTTAAGTATTCCGTTCGCCAACATCATACGAGCATCGGCATTCATCAAATGAACACGGTTCATAGGTGTTACTTCCCTGTGTGCCATTTTTACATCCATATGAACGTATTGCTCAATTTTATTATCTTGGCAAATTTTGGCAAAATAAGTGTCGTCGGGACATTCTTCTATTTCAGGGAACAGGGGACGAGGGACTAATTTAAATGGTTCTACCTTAATTAAAGTCATACCAAAACCAATCAAATCAACTTTTTGGATACCCTCACCCTTGACCTCTGTCAAAAAATTTTCTTTTTCACGGTAAGCTTCAACTAAATCTTTGGTATTGTCAACGCGATTAAGCGCGGCGTATACATAAGGAAAATACCTTGTGGGATATAATGCGCCAATGACATCCTTTTGAGCTTCGTATAATTTGCTAAAATGCTGATGACCTATCCCCCACACGTCATCGTCCATACGCAAGATGTAATCGAAATCATGAGAAAATGCTACGTTAAATATTTTGTTCATCGCGGGGTACCAATGGTCCCTATGGATAAATAAAGGGGCATGGGTTAAACCATTGCTGCGTATATCATTGATGACATTTAAGAATGATTTAAGCCATCTGTTTGGATCTGAATCTATTCCCATCGTCGGAACAGCTACTAAAATTTTCTTAGGGTTTTCTACTTCGATAGATACTTTTTGGTTATCTAAGGATTCCATTTTGGATTTTCCCTTTCTTTGAATTAAAATGCATTTCTAATCGTCTTTCTTCGATGTCACTAATGACAGGTATAGCAACACACCGACAGTTAAAATCTTCGCCAGGATTAGCTCTGCGCATATGGTGAATATCAACCACCGGCGGATGATCAAATCTAAATATTTTTCCATTTAATTCCCTATGACGTTTTCTGACACGTTCATCATGACTCGTCGACCAAGTATAGTAATTTATACCATTTTCAGTATACCTAATTTCACGATATTTAGATGTAAGCAAGCTTGTCTCTTGCTTGGCTAAGAATCTGGCTTTACGGTAATTAACACCCTCTTCTTCTTCAATACCTTTAATCAAATTCTCCGCCCTAAATCCCGCTATGGTATTATCCATAACACGGGCCCGTAAACGCAACACCGCTTCTTCATGCCAATCTTTAATATATTTTTCAAGATTCTCCGCGTATTCTGTCTTTAAACCATCCTCATGCCGCTTATGCATCGGCACTTCTAAATCTTCGGGAATTAATGGCTTAGTCGTCTTATCGAACTGCTTATGTAAGTCTGTCAATGTCTTGCTAAATGATAATTCAATACCTAAAGGCGGCAATTCTTTGCCTTCTATGGAAATCAAATATTCCTGGACGCGTTCTACCTTTTCTTTGTTCCTTATATTTCCATGTGCAATTGCCGCTTTAATTTCAATAGGTAATCGCTCGGCTTCCAATTGATACGCTCTAATAGTGTTATTGTACTTTGCACCAAGTTCACGTAGTTGTTTAGAAATTGTTGCATTTAGCTTGCCCTTGAAATATTTGTTTTGTTCATAAGTAAGCTTCCCTTCAATCAAATACTGAATGAGCATCGTCGATGCCGCATTCTTAAATTCTTTTTGGGGTTTAAGGATCTTATATATTTCTTTGAAAATATTTTCATACAAATAAGAAAATATGTCCTTTTGCAATTGGACATGATACGACGGCTTATCTAAGATTGGCTTTATTAGTCGCATCGAAAGATTTTACTTCTAAAGTCCTATATTCTTTGGGTTTTGATGTCTTGACTAACTCGCACGCGACAAGATGTTGTATAAAACATAAATTTAAATGCTGTACTAAATCATTAAAATTCTTTTTAATGATATGACGGCCACAATATCCACACCAATATTCGCTGAGATTGGGAGACATCTTATCCCTCTTTGGCTTTTTCTTTCTTGGCCTTGGCACCATCTTGACCGAATGATGCTTGACCTTCCTCTTCCATCATGGCACTTATAGGAGGCTCCGGCTCTGCACCTTTGGCTACTTCCGTTTCCATTTCAAGCAGACCTTCTGATTTTAAAAGCTGGCAATATTCTTGTGGGTTGACAATGCCTTGCGTATACAAAGCGCTTGCCCTGGCAAATTTAGATGTCTTAACCTCTTCCTCTTCGGTTGCTTTAAGTACACGTAAAGGGGCCCATTCCATTGACCAATTGTCAGGAATAAAACCCCATACTTTCATCATCACAATTGGAATTATCTTTTCCAATATTTCTTCGGCTTTGTCCCGCTGATCTTCGACGATGGCGTTGTAGACTTCAAGATCGTCTTCACCAGACGCAAACCCTGACGCCGCAAGTCCAAAAATCTTCGACATTGGCATTCTAATTGCCGCTGCCATTCCAATTCTGATTTGCTCAAGGATCTCGGGAAGTCCGGCGAAACTAACTTGTTTTTGCTCATAATCATCCTCTTTATCCAGGACAACCGCATTTAAGAAATTCTTCATCGTCTGCGCAATCTGGATGCGACTCACCGTCTGATTACGCGCAATTGAATTTAAGATATTTGAATTAAATTTATTTATCTTCCAAACATCTACTTTGGCCTCGTCTAATAATTCAAATACAACGTTATTCTCTTTGAAATAATTATTCATCTCCCGGATAACACATTCAATGACCGACATATTCCAACCCTGCAAACGCATGCGTACAAGGCTTGGCGCTTCGTCACCCATTATTTTGCAGACACGGCTTTGATTTATTTTACTGATATTAAAACGATAGCTTTCGTCCTCAAGCATTGCATCAGGAACTCCGCTTGGTGTGCTGTAACCGAACCCCGGATAATAAGCAAAAGTCGCATCTGGGCTGTGGGGCGTACCCTGCCACATTAATTCCCAACGGTCAGCGGTAATAAACTGCAATTTACTTTTTTCGTTAATTAAATCTATATTGAATGGCTTGGTAAAATCTTGTTCACAATTAATAATTATACCGGCACCACCAAATAATCTATCCCACCGCATAGAAGTCTTGACCTTCTTTAAAATAAAAAGGCGTTTAAGTTCTTTATGCAATGCTTCAATTTCTTCGGGGTCAACTTCGTCCGTCTTAATCTTAATTCCACCACGAAAAGCATCATAGACCGGCTGGTCAACCAACGTGCGCAGCGGTCCAAATAAAACATACGCATATGATAAAAGAACGCGCTGTAAAGAAATAAGGGTATAAGATGTGTTTGTGAAGAATTCGTATTGGGTGGATAATGCGGCAGTATTCTGTCCGCCAAAACTTGCGTCGAATACACCACTCATAGGATAATTTCCTGGGCCAATGCCTTGACCTAACCCTAAGTTTGGTCCAAGCGCATTTTCAAGATCATCACCGACAGACACAGTTTTCTTTTTAGGCATTTAAACATTCCTTGTGGCCTGCTCTGATGGCAGCTATTAACGTATTAATCTGATCAGGCGTCGGATTAATATTACATGCCACCTGGTTCATGGCAATGCGCTTATAAATTTCATCGGGTTGACGTAGACCATTATGAATAGATATGTGCTTTATGACAATAGGAAGATGAATTATTTTACCAACGTTCCTGTAGAGCTGTTCTAAAAAAATATCAGCGCCCCAGGTTGGTATGGTAGGTGGAAAGAAATAACCTAAAGCATTGATACCGTCCCTTCCTTGCAATGGAAAACAACAATAATTACCCAAATGATTCAAACGATGCGGTCCCAACATGTCTTCAATCCACCCATAAATAATATTAGGGGCGTTGCCTATTTTATTCTCCAATATCTGTTTGCTATAAACATCCCAATGCTTTGTTATGAATTCAGCGTCATCATTACAGGCAATGACCCACCGCCCTGTTGACTTAGAACATAGGAAATTATAATAATCTTTTGAGAAGTTTAAAGAACGCTTGACTTTATAGAATTTAGCAAACGGGAATTGGTTGCGATCAATAACCGCATTTTGACGCACATCATCTTCATCCACCGCAATCAATACTTCAATGGCGCCTATATTAGCGGTGTTGTTACGGATGGAAGTTAACAAATTAAATAAAAGGCCGGGGCGGTCGCGGGTGGGTAATATGATAGAGAAGTCACGACTCATGATAATCTCTCCACTATGTTCTTGCATTGTGATTCAATTATCTCTTTAAATAATTCTGTCTTCATATACTCAAAATTTTCTTTCCTGTCAGTATTCCACCGTGGATGATCTTCTTGATCCATGCTCCCTGTTTTACGGTTGACAAATATACCGTCAGTAAAACGGGTTATATTAATATCATATTTAAACCATAAGACACGCTCAATGCATAAAGTCCATGCGTCGGTAAATGATATAGGGAATGTTTCAACATCATTGATTAATTTAGTAGACCAGGCAGGCGCTTCATCTATAATATGCAAATCCTCGGCGTGGAATGGATTGAATGATACATCGAATGGATTGATATTATAATCAGGCCGGCTTATTGGAGGATGCGGCCTTTGGTGAATGATGAAATAATCCCCGGCGGTTTGAGCTTGATTGCACAATGCAAAATCCCAGCCATGATTTACTGTAAAATCATCGGCCATCGCTATGACTATTTTGGAAGAAGGGGACAATAAAGGAATTAATAAATTATAACCGTAGTGGATATCAATATACCCTCGTAATTTCTCCTCATAAATCTGTTTTATTTTAAAGGGATATTTATTATCTGGTAATAATGAATCATGCACAAATC